CACGTGAATAGATCAAATCGTTATACCCACCGGGGGGAAAAGGATGGCGAAGCAACAGAAGGCCAAAGTTACAGACTTCACACCAGACAGCAAGAACGCCAACAAAGGCACGGAACGAGGCCGGTCCCTTCTCGAAAAGTCACTTCGGGAATTGGGGGCCGGCCGTTCTATTTTGGCAGACAAGCACGGCAACCTAATAGCGGGGAACAAGACCGCAGAGGTGGCAGGGGAAATTGGCCTGGACGAGGCCATCGTAGTCGAGACAAACGGGCATCAGGTGGTGGTAGTCAAGCGGATGGACCTGGACCTGGGAGAAGATGAGAAGGCGCGGACATTGGCATATATGGACAACAGGGTTGGCGAACTCGACCTTGAGTGGGACATCGAGCAACTGTTAGAAGACAAGGAGCAGGGGGTGGCACTTCCGTGGACAGATGTCGAACTGGGCAAGATGTTTCAAACTGAAGGTGAAGACCCATATTCCAACAAGGTGAATACCCCTACTTATGAACCGTCAGAAGAAAAGCCGATGGTTGGAGAACTGTTTGACAATACCTATGCCAAACAGCTTATCGCTGACATCCGGGGATCGAGCATCCCGAAAGCAGAAAAAGATTTCCTTATCCTGGCCGCAGGGAGGCATGTCAAGCTGGACTTCGAGCAGATCGCAGACTACTACGCTCATTCCAACAAAGAGATGCAGGAATTAATGGAGGACAATGCCCTGGTGATCGTGGACTTCGACAAGGCCATTGAAAAAGGATGGGTGAAGCTATCCGTAAAGATGGATGCTCAGTTCGAGGAAGAAAATGAAGGATGATTTCGCCGCCTTCATCCTGACACACGGCAGGGCAAATAATGTTGCTACATACGATACCCTCAAGAAGCATGGGTATACTGGGAAAATCTACCTCCTGGTAGACGATACGGATAAACAAATCGAGGAATACAAGGAACGGTATGGGGATCAGGTAATCGTCTTTGAGAAGCAAAAAGCAATAGACATGACGAACTGCTGTGATAATTTTGGGGTGGGGAAACCGTTGGATTCAGCTTGCAACAAGACGATTACGTTTGTGCGAAATTATGCCTTTGTTATTGCGAAAGAGTTGGGCCTTAAATACTTCCTTCAGCTTGATGACGATTATACGAATTTCTGGTTTACGATTGACAATGACAGAAACTACCTGACGGCGCATAAGAAAATCCAAGACCTTGACCGGACATTTGAAATGGTGGTGGAGTTCCTGGTTGAGAGTGGCGTGCAGACCGTATGCATGTCTCAAAGTGGCGACTTCATCGGGGGGCCAAATTCCACGATAGCGAAAGCAGGAAGGGCGGGGAAGTGGTCACGGAAGGCGATGAACTCCTTTTTTGTGTGTGTGGACAGGCCGTTTAAGTTCCTGGGACGGATGAATGAGGATGTGAACACGTACACGTCAATGGGTAATACAGGAACCAAGTTCCTCACCATCCCGAGGTTGAGGCTCAAGCAGGGTGCATCGCAGGCGAATGAGGGTGGAATAAGCGAAATGTATCTGGACTTCGGGACTTATGTAAAGTCATTCTATACCGTTATGGTTGCGCCGTCGAGTGTGTCGGTGGGGAAAATGGGCGTGATCAATATGCGCCTTCACCATCATGTCAAATGGAAATATACAGTTCCGCAGATCGTCAGCGAAGACCTGAAGAAACACCTATAGGATTCACACATTGCCCAACCACCGACAAATAGCAGAAGCAGAACGCCGCCGCGCCCTGGTGATGGGGTATTGGAAGAAAGGGCAACGCAACCAGACCCGAATCCGGGCATTGCTGGAAACGGACCACGGTATCAAGATAGATCGATCCACCGTGGCGAAGATGATCGCAAAGCAACGAAAGCTATGGAGAGAATCTGCCGAGACCGACTTTACAGAAGAACAAACACAGGTGCTCGAGGAAATAGAGCTTGTCAAGTTCACATACTGGCAAGAGTGGGAGAGGTCGCAGAAGGACATCGAAGAAACAAGCCAGATGGCCGAGGAATCCGGGGAGCAGATTAAAGAGGTAGATGGACAGCCTATCCCGGTGTTGGTGAAGGACATCAAGAAACGGGCCACCAACAAGACGAGGGAGAGGCTTGGCGACCCCCGGTTCCTGCAAGGTGTCGAGCGGATGATCGAGCAGAGGCGGCAGGTATTGGGCATCGACAAGCCCGTTGCAGACCCAAGCAAGACCGCAGAGGAAATCCGACAATTCTTACACGAGATCGATGGAAGCATAGAGGGACCACCAGACGATGACGGGAAAAAGCCTGACCTCAAGGTGGGATAGACTGAAGCACCACGATGTTCAATATTCGGGGTGGCACAGTCCGCACCGCTTCAATGTTGTCCCTGCCGGCCGCCGATCTGGCAAGACAGAGATATGGGGGAAACGCCGCTTTATCTATCGGGCGATGCGTGGGTCTGCAAGGTTCAATGATGCCCGGTATTTTGTGGGCGCACCCACCAGGGACCAAGCGAAGCGCATCTATTGGGGCGATCTTAAGAAGATGTTCCCGCCGCAGATAGTCGAGGACAAGTCCGAATCCGAACTGATGATAGAGCTTGCCACCGGGACACGGATATTCGTTATCGGGATGGACAAGCCAGAGAGGATAGAGGGTACGCCGTGGGACGGTTGTGTCCTGGACGAGTATGCCAATATGAAAGCGAAGGTGTGGGGTGAGCATGTGCGCCCGGCACTTTCTGACCGTTTGGGGTGGTGTGACTTCATCGGAGTCCCGGAGGGCCGAAACCATTACTACGAACTGAGCCGCTTTGCCCTTCAGGAGATGGCAGAGAAAGGCGAGGACAGTGCTTACGGGCATTATTCGTGGCCGTCTGCTGACATACTCCCGGAATCGGAGATCGAGGCGGCAAAGGCCGATCTGGACGAACTGACATATGACCAGGAATACAACGCTTCATTTGTCAATTTCAGCGGAAGGGCTTATTATCCGTTCATAGAGGCAACGCATACCGCCAGGATCAAGCCGCTATACAACACACTCAAACCTCTGATCCTGTGTTTTGACTTCAACGTCGAGCCAGGGGTGGCGGCAATCGCTCAGGAAATGACGCTCCCTACAGGCAAGCCGGGAACAGGTTGCATCGGGGAAGTCTACATACCCCGTAACAGCAACACACCGGCCGTATGCAGGAAGATCGCACAGCAGTGGGGCAATCATGCCGGGAACGTGGTTGTGTATGGGGACGCCTCCGGGGGGGCCAGAGGATCGGCAAAGGTGAATGGGTCCGATTGGGATTTAATCAAGTTTGAACTGAGAAAGACTTTCGGCAACCGAGTCCACTACAGAGTCCCTTCTGCCAATCCCGCCGAGCGATCCAGGATCAACGCGATGAATACCCGGATCAAGGCAGGGAACGGGCATATCCGCTTGATGGTGGACCCGGTAGAATGCAAATGGTTGGTGAAAGACCTCGAAGGCGTCCAGACCCTTACGGGTGGAGCAGGGGAAATCGACAAGGCCAAAGACAGAAAACTTTCGCACATGACGGACGCATTAGGGTATTATATCTCCAAAGAGTTCCCGGTCCGGGATAGCAGGGTACGACGTGCCTCGCTGAGTATTGGATAATCACAGGGGGAAATTGCCATGCCAGTCGAAGCATCGAATACGGAATACCAGAAACACAAAGACCAGTGGGAGAGGTGTGAAGATGCTTTCGAGGGCACCGATGCAGTCAAGGCAAAGGGCGCAAAGTATCTGCCCAAGCTGTCAGGACACAAAGATGCGGAGGACCGATATAAGGCATACAAGCAACGTGCTTTGTGGTATAACGCTCTGCGAAGGACGGTCGAAGGTGTCCACGGTGCTGTGATGCGTAAGGATGTGACATACGTTTTGCCACAACCTGTCGAGGATCAGTCAAAGGATATTACCCTGGACGGTATGACCCTGGACGAACTGACAAAGGCCACCTTGCGCCGCATCCTTATGACGGGTCGCTATGGCCTGTTCACCTCATACAGCGAGGACGAGAAGCGGCCCTTTATTCGGGGGTATGATGAAAAAAATATCCTGTATTGGGAGTCGGATCGATGGGAGGGCAGGACACAGCTTACGCACCTGAGACTGAAAGAGGTATATCTTGAAACAGATGCCGAGGACGAATTTAGCGTGACCGAGAAAGACCAGATCAGAGTATTCCGGTTGATGAGCAACGACACCACCGGAACGGGCCTGGTGGTTGATGTATACAGGTTAGAGAGTTCAGCCAGTGGCGGCGACGAGTGGGTGTCCGTGGAGCAAATCTTCCCCACAAGGCAGGGCGAACGGTTGCAGTTCATCCCGTTCAGTTTCGTGTCTGGTGTAGGGACGCAACCGGGTGTGGAGGAAGCACCGTTCCTTGACCTCGCCGATGTGAACTATACCCATTACCGGACGGATGCAGACTACCGGGCGAATATGTTCCTTTGTGCGAATCCGCAATTGCTCCTGACAGGTTGGGAAACGCCGATTACAGATTCCACGGAAACAGATGGGTATGAGGGTGAAGCCCTGAACTCCAAAGTGCCTATCGGATCCGAATACGCTTTGATTCAGTCTGCCGCCGATGCCGATGCTAAGTGGATCGAGTTGGAAGGGAAGTCCCTGGAAACGCAAAGCACTGAGGAAGATCGCCTTGAGAAGAAAATGGCGGTCCTGGGTGCGCGGATACTTGAGGAGCAGAAAGCAGGGATCGAGACAGCCGCCGCGCAGCAGTTCAGACACGCCGGGGAGCGTTCTGCCCTGGCAGGACTTGTCCGTGGTGTCGAGTCAGGCATTGAACAAGCCCTGTCGCAATATTCGTGGTGGGCCGGGTCGTTGGATTCCTGGCAGAACCCGATGGACAACGAAATTCTCGATGTGGATATGAACAAGGATTACATGGCCGCTTCTATGCCGCCGCAGATGCTTACGGCACTGATGCAGGGCTTACAGAATGGGAACATCGACTTCGAAACGTGGCACTACAATCTCAAGAAGGGCGAAATTACAATACCGGACGATACCCCGAAAGCGATGGAAGAACGCCTGTTCACACAGAACCCCATGTTCGTCCCGGCAACCTTCTTTGGCGATGGCGAAGATGTGGACATTGAGGAAGCGGCGTAATGTTGATCGTTCATCCTAAAATCTACGTGGAGATGCTTGGACTGTATGGGAAGGACTACATGGACGGAAGGGTGAGGACAACGCTTCCGGTGGAGATTGGCACACCTGAACCTGTGGAGATTATTCAGGGCAGGCACATCCAGACCAAAGAGAGCAAGCGACGAGCGCGATCCATTGAGCGAGAGAAGGAAGTCCGGTTCTTCAACCCGAGGAAGTTCTGATCGATGGCCCTGACCGATGAAATAGCCGACACCTTGACTGAGCAGGACATGGATATAATGCGTGTCGGTGGTGGAAGGCGGCGCAAGATGGTTCAGGAACTCAACGCTCTTATGGGTGAACTGATTGCCCTGTTGCGTTCCGAATCCCTGGACCCTACCGCAGTCACCCGAACCAGGGACGTAAGGAACAGGATTGACAAACTGTCGAAAGAGGTGGGGCTTAAAGTCCGCGAAGCCTATTCAGGGTTGCACCGGGCGACAAAGAAGGAACTGGAACTGCTCGTCACGTTCGATGCGAACGGTCTGGTGGGAGGTGCAAACTTCGCCGCCGATGTTTCCTTGTTCTCAGGAACGATCAATGCCACACAAGCCAGGGAGATAGTCAACACAACCACGATGCAGGGGCAGACGTTGGGCAAATGGTTCCAGGCCAACGCCAACGACTACGCGAACCGGGTGGTCCTTCAGGTAAACGAAGGGGTCAAGGCAAATGAGACAATAAACCAGATCACCACACGGGTTCGCAGGACGGCCATTCCTTCTATTCGCAATGCGGTCACGCTCACCGACACGGCCAGTGCCGCAGTAATCAATCAAGAGCGTTTGGAGTTGTATCAACAGAACGCAGAGGTGGTCAAGGCAGTCCAGGCAATCAACCCGCTCGACTCTCGAACGTCTGACATATGCAGGGCCAGGGCCGGGAGGGTATGGCGGCTTGACGATCCGGGTTTTCCTGGGCCTCCACCGTGGCATTTCAATTGCAGGACAACCCTTGTGCCGATTACCTATTCAGGAAATAGCTTGAAACGGGTGAAAGGAAAGGCTAAATTAAAGCGAGAACTTAAAGACCTGACTGGTGGCGAGATCAAAGAGATCAACGGCGCACCCGCCAAGAATGTGACTTTCGAGTCGTTCCTGAACAAGCGATCAGTCGCACAGCAGAAGGAAATACTCGGACCCGGCAAATACAAATTGTGGAAAGATGGCGATATAAATATGCGAGATTTGATCGACCAGACAGGTCGGCCGCTTACCCTGGAACAACTCAGGGCGAAACACCAATAACAAACCTCTGAAGGGGGAGAAGTAGACATGCCAAAGATTACGTATGACAGCCGCGATGCGGTCCCGGAACATCTGAGAGATGGTGCCGAGGAGCTTGGAGAGGGCGCAGGTTTCACGGTTACGGTTGATAGCATCGAAGATGATGTTTACAAGCCGCAGACTGCCGGGATGCGTTCAGCTTTGGAGAAGCTGAAAACGGCAGACAAAGACCAGAGGGAGAAACTTCGTGCCTACGAGGGTATTGATCCAGAGGAATACCAGAAGTTGAAAGAAGCGCAGGACGAAGCCGCCCGGCAGTTGGCCGAGAAGGATGGCGATGTGGAGTCCCTGGTGGACCAACGCACAAAGAAGATTCGGGAGGAAGCGGAAGCGAAGCAAAAGGCAACCGATACACAGCTTGGCGACCTGACTTCCCTCTTGAATAAATTGGTGGTTGAGAACGAGTTGACCGCCGCCGCCCTTTCCGCAGGTGTCCAAAAGGGTGCGGTGCAGACTGCCGTTCTACTTGCTCGAGCCAGTGTAAAACGTGACGGTGATAATGCCGTGGTGTATGAGGCAGATGGGACCACCGAACGCTTTGGCAGTGATGGCGAGCGAATGAAACCCGCTGAGTTCCTTGTGGAGTTGGTCAAGGATCACCCATACCTGTTGGAGAAATCTTCAGGCGCAGGAGGCGACAACAGTTCCGGGAGTGGTGGCGCAGGGAGCAACGGCCAGCCACCGGGCAATCCTTTGGCGTGGAACGAGAAGCAGAAAATGGATTACATCAAAGAACACGGAGGGACTGCATACGCGGAGATGATTTCCAAGTTCAAGACCCCTTCGCCAACGCCGCAAACATAAGAGAACACCCGTTTCGCAGACGGTAACTCCCTCAAGTTCTCCCATTTAGGAGGATTTGAGATATGGCAATCGGAGACAAAACAGATTTCGTGATCTACGAGGACGAGGCCTTTGCGGGTTTCTCCGACATGATCAAGCAACGTTCGGACCTGTTCAACGAAGCATCGCGGGGAGCGATTACCCTGGTCACACGCGCAGAGCGTGGTGACTTCACGAAGCGTTCTTTCATTGATCGCCTTTCCGGTCTGGTGACGCGGCGTGACATTACCGCGACCACCGCCGCAACCGGAATCGCCGTCACGCAGGACGAGCAGGTTTCCGTCAAGCTGAACCGTAAGGGTGGGCCGATCGAGCAGACCCTTGATTCCTGGGCAAAAATTATGCCTGACGAAGATACCACCCGTCAGACTTCATTCCGGCTTGGGGAACAGCTTGCAAAGGCGTTCCAGGTGAACATGATCGATGCCGCCATCCGTGGTTGTGAAGCCGCGCTTGATGGTGTCGTGGCACTGGAACACAACAGGTCAGCGGGAACGCTCCGTTCTCAGGACTTGGCAGATGGCCTGGGCAAGTTGGGTGATGCCTCGAACGAGATGGTTGTGTGGGTGATGCACTCAAAGGTCGCCACCGATCTCTTGAAAGAGCAGATGGGGCTTGCAATCACCAATGTGTCGGATGTGAATATCATCGAGGGCACGATTGCAACATTGGGCCGGCCCACGTTGATCGTCGATTCCCCGGCACTGATCGAAGCAGGTTCACCCGATACATACATCACCCTGGGCTTGAAAGTTGGGGCCGTGTCTTGTGTCGAGTCTGAACTGCCGCGATTCCAGGACGAAATTGTAACAGGGCTTGAGAACCTTGTGGGCCGGGTGCAGGTCGAAACGGCCTTCAACCTGGGCGTTCTTGGATTCAAGTTCGGGGCCACCATCAACCCCACCGATGCACAGGTGGCAACCACCGGGAACTGGACGCAGGTTTTCGCATCCCACAAATCGCTTGCGGGTTGCCGAATCTACAGTCAGTAGTTTTAGTTAGCTGACCAGGGCGGGTAAGGGTGGGAGATCGTTGGACCCCGGCCGCGACTCCCACCCCCCGCCTTTTCAAAGGAGCAAATGGTATGGCGCAGGATACTGTATTGGTGTGGGCAGGGAACAGAGACTTCGCACTACAGCAAGCCGGGGCCAGAGTCGTTTCTGACAAGTTCCCGGAAAAGAAAGTGGAGTTATGCGGGACAAAAGGATTCGGTAGTGCGGAGGAAATGCGCGACTACCACGCCGTAGTGATTCCTCACAACCAAGAAGCGATCCTCGACTCCTATCAACAGTTGGCCCCGAACGAGAAATACCCGCTTGTCCCTGAAATAGTGATCGTGGAAGCACCGCAGGAGTATCGGGCGACATTACCCCCGGACCCGGTGCAGGTCGATGGGACGGTGGCCCCGGAAGTCTACGCCGAGCCTGTGGTCCCTGAGGCGGTGGAAGATGGCATGGTAGACCGCGAACAGGTGGAGAGCATTTCCGCGCTGGACCTCAAATCAATGAAAGAACTTCTCCCGGCATTGGTCGAACCCGGATTGGTCAAAGCACTGATCGAAGCCGAGGGGGTCAAGGGCCGCAGGACACGAAGCACAGTGATTGCCGCACTCAAGGAGCATCTGGAAACGCTGAATTAATCAAAAGCCGGGGGGCTTACTTTGAAAATTCTGTGGTTGACCACTGACCGAAGTTTGAGAGTCGCACAACTCTTTGATCCATTGCGTAAAGCGGTGGGGGAGTTGTGCGATTTGCACGTTATACAGCAGAAGGGCATCTGGTATCGAAAGGACGTGGCAGGGGGCCAGGAGGCCGAGCCGTTGCTTGAGGTGGACTTTGCCAACACCTTTGATATAATATTCACAGATGCCCCGTTCGCCTTCCTGGGTGAGCGTTGGGGGGCTATAAGCACTCCGAAATGCGCCTTGATGGAAGATCAGCACTCGCTCGTTGTTCAGGGGTATATGGAAAGCTGTTTCGAGCAGGGCTTCACCCATTTCTTTACCCGGTATCGAGATCCCACCTACGGCAACCATTCCTATTTGTTGTCCAGGCCGACATATTGGTTGCCACATTCCATCGACCCGGAGGTGTTTCACCCCGATTATCCTGAGAAGCAACCACCGGACCCGATGACGGCATTGTTTACCGGGTCTGTTGGGCGCAAGGAGTCCGGGGCATATCCTTTGCGGGTTCACCTCTGCAACGCCCTGGAAGGGCACCCACGCTTCGTCAGGGTGGAACGTCCTAAGGATGTGAGATCCAAGCAGGAAGCATCCGAGCGATCCGGGTATATGGGCAAGAGGTATGCCGAGTTGCTTTCAATGGCAGACCTATCATTCGCAACGGGGTCCAAGTTTCGATATGTCGTTGCCAAGTATTTCGAGATACCTGCTTGCGGGGCCGCGCTGATGTGCGACTTTATGCCAGAGATGAAGGATTTGGGATTTATACCCCTGGTGAACTGCATCGAGATCGGTACCAAGACACCGCTCACGGAACAAGTTGACTATTGGCTTTCAACCCCATATCGTAAAACCATAGCGGAGAACGGACGGCGGCTGATCCACGGGAGGCACACCACGCAGGTTCGCGCAAGGGAACTTGTCAACACTTTTGGGAATATCATTGATGGCAAAACCGAAAGCACAACCCCAAAGACCCAACAAGAGGGCCAGCTACAACTATTGGCTTGAGCCTGACAATCTGATGAAGCAAGCGCATGTTCACCGCTACAATGAGGCGGCGTGTTTTGTGTCTGGCCGCGTGGTTGATCTGGCTTGTGGTTGGGGAATGGGCACGTCGATACTTGCCGATGTGGACATGGTGGATTCGGTGTTCGGTATGGACGCAGATTTGGAAGCGATCAATTTTGCATCCAGGCAATGCCCGAATATTGCGTTTGGAATATCCGATTTCAACAGTCCAGATTTCCATGTTCCCACCGCAGTCGATTGGGTGGTGTCCCTGGAAACCATAGAACACCTCGAGGATCCGATACAGTTTGTTGCAAAAATCAAGGATGCCGCCGCCGTGGGCGTGGTGGTGTCCGTTCCAATAGAACCCACAAAATCAAAGAACGCTTTCCACCTTCACGACTTTACCGCAGATCAAGTTGATAGTTGGTTCCCTCGGTGGACAATCAAAGCAGATAGACGCCTTATGCAGAAGGTAGGCAATAGAACAATCGCGCTCGGCAAGTTGGGGGTATATCTCAAGCCGTGATACACGATTTCACATTCATGATTAAAACACTGTTGCGCCCGGAGGCGTTGGGACGGTTGCTCCCGACCCTCCGGGCCTTCTATCCAGATACCCCGGTGATGATAGCCGACGATTCGCCAGACCCATACCCGGAGGTGGCAAAAGGATTCGATTGTGAATATTTCACATACCCATACGACATCGGGATCGGCCATTGTTACAACGATATGCTGGACAAGATCAAGACTCCTGGCGTGGTCCTTCTCGATGACGATTTTATATTTTCCAAACAGACGGAAGTCGAAAAGCTGTGGGCCTGGGTTGCGTCCGGGCTATATGATCTTGTGGGAGGGCGGGTCTGGAATACCACGCGCCGGGACTTTCAAGGGTTCGTGGGATTTTTCTACTCAGATGGAGAGAACATCACAAGCCTGAAGAAAGTGCCACAAGACAAGGTGCGGACAATCAAGCAGGTAGACATAACGATGAACTTTTGGGCGGCGTCAACCGAGTCTCTGCGGAGGGTCAGATGGAACGAGGAACTAAAGGTGTGCCGACACGAAGATTTCTTCTTGAGATACTTAGGCCACACGCCAACGAAGCGGAGGGGGCTGCCCAAAGCGGCGCAGGTGGGACACAAGCACCGGGTGGGGTTCTATCCGCAGTGTATCGTAACACACGACAACAGGAGTTTCATGGGGCGGGACAAAAACCACGAATACATCTGGCATCGCAAGGGCAGGTTTGACACGTTCCGTCAGGTGTTCATTGATATTTGGGGGTTTGAATTCGTATGATCGGCATCGTGATAGGCTACCGGGAAGATGAAGAAAGGCCAGAGCGCACCGAGAACTTGAACAACGCGGTCCAGGCATTGATGGACCAAGAGTTCGCCGGGTCTGTCCGGGTTGTGGTATGCGAACAGTCAGAGAAGGGAACGCTAAAAAACTATCACCCTTTCGGGTGGGTGTGGGACGAATACACATTACCGTTCAACAGGTCCAGGGCGTTCAACCTGGGCGCAAGGGTCTTGCCACATTGCGACACGCTGTGTTTCTTCGATGCCGACATTCTGGTTGATCGGTGGTGGGTGAAAAGATGTTCCGATCAGATGGTGGGCAACGATTTGATTATCCCATATACTACCGTGAACTATTTAAAGGAGAAGGGAACCCCGGCTGTCGTAGAGGCAAGGAAAAGGTCAGGGTCCGTTCCTGAAGTATCGCCAGAGCGCAGGGCGCGTTTTGCTTATGGTGGCGTTCTGTGGATCACCCGCACCCTGTTCGAATTGTCTGGTGGATACGACGAGCAATACATCGGATGGGGTGCAGAAGATGACGATTACGTGTGGCGGCTGAAACAGTTGGGGCCTGTAATGAGGATGGACGAAACCTTGACGCATATGTGGCACGCCCCGGCAGACATGGACCGGGCACAACTCAATAAGGACATTTACTTTGCAAAACGATTTGTACGTGACCGCCGTTATCAAGACGATTTGCAGACCGGAGAGCTTGCGCCGGCTGTTGCTGTCGATTAGGGATTTCTACCCTGACCTGCGGATTCTGATTGCAGATGATTCCCCGGAGCCATACCCGGAGGTAGCCAGGGAGATTGACCCGACCATCCAGTATCACGTTTTGCCAACGGATGCCGGGGCGGGGGAATCATACAACAGGCTGATGGAATTCGTCACCACGGAACACGTTCTGATGCTGGATGACGATTTCGAACTGTCAGGGGAAACGGACCTTGTGTTGATGGAGGACTTGTTATACCTGTCCGAGATCGATCTTCTTGGAGGGAGGATCTTTCAGCCAGACGGAACGGAACACAACTACGAATTCAACCTGTCCTTGAACGATGACATAATGTATTGCCACACGGTGAAGCGAAGTCCGATAGAGGTGATGCGATGCGACACGGTGCTGAATTTCTGGATGGCCCGAACGGAGGCTGTCAAGGTGGTGGGGTGGGATGATAGGCAGAAGATCATGCGCCACCTGGATTTCTTCTTTCGGACGAACAAGGGCAAGTTGAAGGTGGGCTTTACGCCTCAAGTCGGCATCAATCACTTCCCCGCAATGAACGATGAGTATTTGCAGTATCGCCACGGGGCAGAAAGGGTGCAGGAGCATATCGTATATTTCCTCGAGAAGTGGGGCTTGGAAGCTGTGTTGTCAGATCGGTTTCAATATCGCAGACGGGAGACAGCATGAGATACTTCATCACAGGGAGCGCAGGGTTCATAGGGCAGAACTTGATAAAGAATATCGGAATGGCGAACGTGTGTGCCGGGTATGATATTGCCGATAGTCCCGTTGAAAATCTGTATAACGTGGACCACCTCAGACATGCGATGGAAACTTTTCGCCCGGACGCTGTTGTCCATCTTGCCGCTGAGACTTCCGTGCCTGGGTCGTTTGGGAATCCTGCATTGCATATTGAAAACAATTACATCGGCACACAGAACGTTTTCTTTACAGCACAAAGTGCAGGGGTGAAGCAGTTTGTCTTCGCTTCATCCTGTGCCGCCGAGAAGATGGGTAGCCCTTATGCTGTGAGCAAGGCCGCGGCAGAGCAGTTCCTTGAATCAGAGATGCGGGGCTACAAGTCGTTGGGCGTCCCGGAGTTCTGGTACAACATCCTGCGATTTGCAAACGTCTACGGGCCAGGGTCGGACAAGAAAAGTTCAGTAATCGCCCGCTTCTGCCGGGAGGTGTTGGAATCCAATTCCGTGACGATCAACGGTGAAGGTTCTCAGATGCGCGACTTTGTCCATGTCGATGATGTGTGCCGGGCCATTATGCATGTCACAAAAGAGATATGCCCACCGGGGCCGCATTACGTGGGAACGAATCAAATGACTTCGATAAACGAACTTGTGCGACTGCTGGAAGATGCTCGAGGGAACCAAGATGTGGTGGACCCGCCTATTGTGGTCAAGCGAGGCCCGGAAGATGTGGCCGATGGGATTCCGCACATTGATTGTCCGACTGTGCCAGGATGGGAAGCAAAGACCAGACTTGAATCCGGGCTTGTTTCAACCTACAATTACTTTTATCAGAAAGCGGTATCGGAAAGGCGTGATTGCACAGTGATGTAATTCGTTGTTCGCAGATTTCCAAAGGAGACAGACGATGGGCGAGCTGAGAGTATTTATCGCAGGGATCGATGGCTATTTGGGCCACGCGTTGGCGCAGTATCTAATGAGCCGGGGCCATTACGTTTCGGGGTGTGATTGCCACCACCGGAGAGAATGGGTCAAATCCGAGGGCGGCGACACCGCCATCCCAATCGGAACCCCTGGTGAGAGGCACCATTATTTTAAGGAGCGTTTCGGCAAGCTGTGGGTAGGCAGTTACAATATCAACATCGCCCACGAAGACAACTACGGCAAACTGGCAGGGAAGTTCGCAGACCTGAAACCACATGCCGTTGTGCATCTGGCCGAAATGCCGAGCGCACCGTTCTCTATGATTTCCAGGGAACACGCCGCAATGACCCACATGAACAACGTGGTGGGTTCGCTCAACGTGATCTATGCCATCCGGGAGAGTTGCCCCGATGCCCACCTTGTGAAGTTGGGAACGATGGGAGAGTATGGGACGCCGCCAGGGACCATTATACCCGAGGGGGTTTTTCCAGAGGGTTCGCATTGGGATATTGAAATGCCCATTGTGCAAGGGGGGCAGGAAACGGGCACCCAATACAGCAAGAGCTATGTTCTCGACGGCTTAATGTTTCCCCGCCAAGCAGGTTCGTGGTATCACCAGACGAAAGTCCACGACACCAACAACGTCAATTTCGCCTGTCGTATGTGGGGTCTGAGATCAACGGACATTATGCAGGGGGTTGTCTACGGAACCCGGATCAAGGAGATGGACGAGAACCCCATGTCTGCCACCCGGTTTGATTTCGATGAATGCTTTGGAACAGCGATCAACAGGTTCTGCTCTCAAGCGACTATCGGGATGCCGCTGACCGTCTATGGCAACGGGACACAGAAACGGGGGTTCCTGCCCCTTTGTGATTCGATGCAGTGTTTAGCCATAGCGATCGAGCAACCCCCGGCAGAGGGCGAATACCGCGTCTGGAATCAATTCGAGGAAGTCTATTCAATCCGGGCATTGGCGCAAGCTGTCGCTTCCTCTGCTTCTGTCCCTGTGGAGATCGAGAACGTGCCGAACCCCCGCAAAGAGGCAGAGGGGCATATGTACGAGGCTGAACATTCGACCCTGCTCAAGATGGGGTATGTTCCAACGAATGACCTGTCCGGGCAGATTGTGGGCATCTTGGAGGATCTGGAACCCCACGCGGACCGCATACGCAGGTATGCAGACACAATTATGCCTCAGATCACCTGGGACGGTGGGGAATATGACGAGAAGGTGGACCCTGTGGCGGGAAACGGGGCAGAGGTCGAAGATAAAACGGAATTCCATATATAACCCGAGAAAGGGGATAGGCCGTTAGGGTCGCTCTATGGCGTTCCTGTGGACTATCCACGTGAATACAGATGATCGAGGACAAAGGGACATTTTTAGGTCGCCCGATGGCACAAACAAGGGAAGCAGTCAGGATGTGGGAGATCATCTTGAGTTCTCTTGACTTTGCCCGGCTGATCGAATTGGGAACGGGCCGGGGCAACCTGTCCCTTTTCTTCGCCCTGTATTGCGTATCAAGAAGCAGGGCATTTCATACTTTCGACAATGCAAAGCGGTGGGTAGAGGATCCGACAACTTCGAGGGTTGACCTTGAGTGGTGTTTTACTGAGGTCAATGTATTTAGCCGCATGGGGTCCGATATTGTCAAAGGACATTTGCAGAGGGAAGGGCAAGCGGTTCTGTTCTGCGACAACGGCCACAAGACAAAGGAAGTGAAGTGGTTTGCGCCCCATATGAAGGCGGGGGATGTGATTGCCATTCACGATTGGGGAACGGAATGCAAGTTCAAGGACGTGTCCGAAACTCTGCTCGGGTGGGAAAAGTATCTTCCTGAGGCGTGGGATGGATCAACGGCAGTTTTCCAGAAAGGGGAATTGGATGGATCGCAGAGAGATTGCAATAAGCCTGTTGAACTCGCGGATTTTGGTGGAGAGGGCGTTGAACCTGAACGAGCAGATGATGAACCAAGCCCTGGATGACGCAGACCTGTTTATCAAGTTGGAAAAAGCACATGCCGACCCGAAGACCAGAGGGGAACATAAGTCGTGAAGGCCTACTACCAGGATGATGCTTGCACCATATACCACGGTGACTGCCGTGACATCCTACCGCATCTGGAGCCGGTGGATCTTGTGCTGACGGACCCGCCGTATGGGATACAGATAGTGCGCAAGCCAAAAGAATTTGGCTTGCGCACAGATTTAAGCAGAAAAGCAACAGATGAGTGTTGGGACGATACCACCCCTGACAAGCGTATATGGCCTATGATTTTTTCAAAATCGCAGAATCAGATTGTATTTGGAGCAAATTTCTTTTGGGAACAATTTACGTCTTGCACTTGCTACATAATTTGGGACAAAAGAGGCAATTTGCCTACTGTGCCATTTTCACCTATGGAAATGGCATGGTCATCCTTTAAGAGAATGCCCATCAAATATACTTGCATTAATCATGGATTTATTAAGGACAGCAAGGAACATAAATCACACCCCACGCAAAAACCTTTGAAACTCATTACTCAAATCGTAAATGATTTTAGTGATGAGGACAACATTCTCCTCGATCCATTCATGGGCAGTGGAACAACCCTCCGCGCCGCCAAGGACTTAGGCCGTAAATCTATTGGGATTGAACTGGAAGAGAAGTATTGCGAGATTGCCGTGGAGCGGCTCAGGCAGGAGGTGTTGGCCTTTTGAAAAATGTCACCTTTGCAATCAAGACCTATGAACGCCCGGCCCTGGCTGAAAGGTGCGTCGAATCCATCCTGAAGTATTACCCCGAAGCAACGCTCCTGGTGGGTGATGATGGTAAGCGGATGGTCTACAACGGTCCCGGGCGTCTGGTCCTGCCTCACGACATTGGACTGTCAG